GGGTGGTATGCCTGCTATGCGTGTTTCTATTGGTAATAATACTCGTGGTCCTAAGACCGATGGTATTGAAGTTCGTGGTTCTGGCGCCGCAACTAAAGGCCGCATGGCTAGAGGTCCAATGGCATGAGTTTAGATCCAAAATTACCAATCACTCTTAATCTTACTTTGAATGAAGTAGATGGTGTAATCGCCGGACTAGGCGAACTACCTACTAAAACAGGTGCTTTTAGCTTGCTTATGAAAATTCAAGCCCAGATTCAGACGCAGTTACCAGCAGAAGAACCTAAAGCAGAAGAGTAATAATGAATTACGAAGAGTTATACAATTCGATTCAAGCATATACCGAAAACACTGAACAGTTGTTTGTGGCAAATATTCCTGTGTTTTTGCAGGAAGCTGAACTTCGTATTTATAACTCTGTTAACGTACCATCGTTGCGTAAAAATGTAACCGGTTCAATGAATACTGGTAATCAGTACGTTTCTCTACCTTTAGATTGGCTAGCAAACTACTCAATTGCGGTAATTGATCCTACTACTGGAATGTATAACTATCTTATTAACAAAGATGTTAACTTCTTAAGACAAGCGTATCCCTTTGCATCTAATAATGGCATTACTTATCAGGGCACACCTACTGGAACTCCTAAGTATTATTCATTATTTGGTTCCCAATATAACGATGTAAATGAAATGACCATTATGGTAGCGCCTGCTCCAGATCAAAACTATCCGATAGAGATGCACTATTATTACTACCCACCTACTATTGTTAAAGGTCAAATTACTACTCTTGGTAATTTGGTTGGTGGGGCAGGATATACCGACGGTGTATACCAAAATGTGGCTTTAACTGGTGGTTCTGGCGCTAATGCAACTGCTGATATCGTTATTTCCGGTGGCGTCGTCACCTCCTGTAGCGTTACTTTTGGCGGCAATTTTTATGTTGTTGGCGACACATTATCGTCTTCTTCAATAGGTTCTAGCAATACCCCGTTCTCTATTTCAGTCTTAGGTGTATCTAATGCTACTGGAACAAGCTGGCTTGGCGACAATTACGATGCGGTTTTGTTTTATGGCGCTATGCGTGAAGCTATGCTATTTATGAAGCAAGAGGTTGATTTAGTAGCCAATTACGAACAAAAGTACCAAGAAGCCCTGCTCGAATTTAGACGCTTCTGTGACGGTCTTGATCGTGGTGATAGTTATCGTGACGGTCAAACAAAACTTAATATCAATCTTAAAGGTAATGTGGTCTCATGATTACCCAAACTTCTTGCACAATTTTTCAGCAGAATTTGCTCAACGGTAATGAAAACTTTACTACCGGAACCTATAAGATTGCCCTCTATAATGCGTTGGCTAACCTAAACCAAAGCACTACGGCATATACCCCCGTTAATGAGGTTGTAGGCCCAGGTTATACGGCTGGTGGTCAGGTACTAACTATTTCCACGCCACCTACCCAAAACGGACAATATAACATTACTTATGTATCATTTAATAATGCTGTTTGGAGTCCCGCATCCTTTACTTGCAGAGGGGCGCTAGTGTACAATGCAACCACAGGTGCAGCGTGCTTTGTGTTAAATTTTGGGTCGGATAAGACCTGTAACAGTAGCTTTACTGTGCAATTCCCGGCAGCGACTTATTCGTCTGCTATTTTAACCATTGGTACTACCACAAGTAGTATTAATTATAGTAGTGCAGATTAGGAGATTAGTATGTTTAAAGAATTATCAGGATCCGGCGATAGCGCAATTGCTACTTTGCAGGCCAAAGCCGCTACAGGTGAAACTGTTGGCGTAGAAGGTTTTTACCACGTTGAGTGCCGTGATGCTGATGGCAATCTCAAATGGACAGAATCTTTCCCTAACTTAGTTAACGCAGTTGGTAAGCAGTTGATGCTTAACACATTGCTACGCACATCTGGTACTTATACTACCACTGGACCATTCCTTGGTTTGATTGGTACAACTAGCCCAACATTTAACGTTGAAGACACAATGACTTCACACAGCGGTTGGACTGAGTTTGTTAACTACACAGTTGGCGGCTCAGCAGTGCGTGGTACTGCAGTATTTTCAACCGCAACAGATAACGCAGTTGCTTCACCATCTAACGTAGTAACTTCTACTGCAACAGCTATTACTTACACAATCACTGGTTCTGGTGGTAACGTAACAGGTTGCTTCTTGGTTACAGGTTCTGGCGCATCTTCTACCCAGTCTAATACTGGCGGTACTTTGTATAGCGCTGGTGCATTTGGTTCTGCTAAATCTACTACTGCTGGCGACACAGTAAGCGTTACATACTCTACAACTGCTACTAGTTAAGGAGTCCTAAATGGCTCTTGTTGTTTATGATCGTGTCCAACAGACTGGCTCGGCTAACACAACCGTAAGTTTTACGCTTACTGGATCTGTTAACGGGTTTCAGTCTTTTGCCGTTGTTGGTAATGGCAATACTACATTCTATGCGGCAACCGATGCTTCTGGTAATTGGGAAGTAGGTGTTGGCACGTATTCTTCTACAGGACCCACTTTAACTCGCACGACAATTTTGTCGTCATCAAACTCTAATACCGCAGTTACATTTAGCGGTACTGTTACTGTATTTGTTACTTACCCATCTGAGAAGTCCGTAAACCTTGATGCCTCTGGTAACGTAAGCCCACTAGGTACAATTACATCTGGTGTTTGGAATGGATCTACTATTCCTGTTGCTTATGGCGGTACCGGAGTAACTGCTTCTAGCGGCGCTAATTCTGTTGTATTAAGAGACTCAAACCAAAACATTAGCGTAAACAACGTATTTCAAGGCTATGTAGCTACAGCAACATCTGGTGGTACAACAACGCTTACTGCAGCATCTGCATTCTATCAGCGCTTTACTGGAACCAATGTTCAGACGATTAAACTGCCTGATGCAACTACGTTACAAAAAGGCGTGGCATTTACGTTTGATAATGATTCTACACAGACAATTACTGTTGTTGATAACGCTTCTAGTACTGTTGATACAATTGTTAGTGGCGCAGTAGATTTAATTATTTTATTAGATAACAGCACAACTGCTGGTACTTGGATTGGTTATAGCTACATCCCAGATACATATGACTTTGGTACTTCTACAGCTTCGTTTGGTAACGCAGTAATTACTAACGCTGTTTGGAATGGTACACAAATTGGAACTAACTACGGTGGTACAGGGTTAATTTCTTTCTCCGGCGCTAACAACGCTCTTTATTCCACTTCATCGTCCGCTTTAACTGCGGGTACTTTGCCGGTTGCTGCTGGTGGTACAGGAATTACATCCACTACTCCTTATGCAGTTGTTACTGGTGGTACTACATCTACTAGTTCTTTACAGCAAGTATCTGGTCTTGGTTCGACTGGTCAAGTATTAACTTCTAACGGATCTGGAACACTTCCAACATGGCAAACCCCCTCGGGCGGCGCAACAAAAGCACAAGCGATTGCTTATGCAATGACTTTAGGATTCTAAAATGGCAAACCCAAATATTGCAGCGTTATCTTCTATTTACGGCAACACAGCGTATTGCGTACCGTCTACTACTAGCGCAACTACTAGTTGGACTTATAACGGCGCTTCTACTCTTACTGGCTTAACACCAGCCTCTGGTACAGTAAATAAAATTACTGGGATTGTAGTAGCTAATACAACAAGTTCCGCTGCACTTGCAACCGTTGCTATTGGTAATAGTTCTCCATTTAGTTCTGCTACTGTTATTAGTTATCCTGCATACCAAATTTCTGTACCTGCTGGCGCTTCATTAATCATTACTGATAAGACTACTGATTTTTATATTTCAGAGTTTCAGTCTGTGGCGGTGACTTCTGGTACAGCAAGCGCTTTGACTTTTACCGCAACATTTGAAGCCATTAGCTAATAGGGGCATATAAATGTCCCAGCGTTACCTTGGTGGGTTTATAACCACCACTTTTAATCCTTTAGCGCCTGTTACGCCTACTGCATCGTATTTAATTGTTGCTGGAGGTGGCGGCGGTGGATATACTAATGGCGGTGGCGGTGGTGGTGGCGGAGTAGTTTCTGGAACAACTACATTTGTAGCAGGAACTACATACGCAATTACTGTAGGATCTGGCGGTGTTGGATCTAATAGTTCTGGTTCCCCAGGGTCCAATGGTGGAAATTCTTCTATTACAGGCCTAACTACTGCTATAGGTGGCGGTGGTGGTGGGTCCAGCACACAAGGTACCGGGCAAAATGGCGGTTCTGGTGGCGGAGGTAGTAACGGAAACGGTTCTGGTGGTTCTGGCACTTCTGGTCAAGGATACGCTGGCGGCCATGGTTCTAACAATCAAGGCTCTTGCGGTGGTGGCGGTGGCGCTGGTGCTGCTGGTTCTGATGCACCTGGTTCAAATGGTGGAAATGGTGGAATAGGAATTTCTTCCTCTATAACTGGAACTGCTACATATTACGCTGGCGGTGGCGGCGGAGCTTGTGACCCAGCTTACACAAGGGGAACAGGCGGTTTAGGCGGTGGCGGAAATGGACAGTCAAGAGGTTCAAGTAACGGTTCCGCTGGAACTGCAAATACTGGCGGTGGCGGTGGCGGTGGCGGAGATGTGCAAGGATACACTGGAGGATCTGGTGTGGTTATTATTAATGTAAATAAAAAGGCGCTAAGTACTTCAGGATCTCCTTCAGTAACTAGAGTTGGAGAAAATTACGTGTACACGTTTACATCATCCGGATCTATTACATTTTAATTATGGCTCAATATTCAGGATCCTTTACACTACAACAACAGATGCAAGCTCAGGCTGCATCTAATTGGCCGGCTGCGCCTGATCCAACTTTAGTTTTATTTCTTGATTCTGGTAACACAGCAAGCTATCCTGGTAGTGGAACAACTTGGACTGATTTGAGTATTTATGGAAATAATGCAACTTTAAATGGCGGTATAGGATATAGTTCAAGCAATAGCGGATATTTAACACTAAATGGAAGCTCTCAATACGCTTCAACAGCAACAACTTCTAATTTAAATTTAAGCTCAAATAACTTCACCATTGAAACTTGGGCATACATTAGTACCGCAGTAACAAGCGGAAATCAATATTACACTTTCTCGGCTATCGGAACATCCACATCGGATAGTTCAACTATGTTTACGGGCATTTGGAGATCTGGTTTATATCCAGGGTGTATATACAATTCCTTTAATAATACAAATGCTTTTGGAACTGCAAATCGCCCTGATATTGGCTATGCAGGTGCAACATATAATTTATCAGGTGCTTGGCACCAGCTTGTGTTTACAAGTTCTGGAGGGTCTGGCGTGTTCTACATAGATGGTGCTCAGTGGGCAACTAACTCAGTTTCTGCTCCACCAAGTAGTTCAAATACTTTTTGTTTTGGTGGTGCTACGGATGGGAATTTGACTACTCCAGGGTACATCTCAATAGCTAGGATATATACTCGTGCTTTAACTTCTTCTCAAGTAACAGCAAACTTTAATCAATTTAGAAGTAGATACGGAATATAAGTATGAGCGAACGTTGGCCAGGTAGTCTAATCAATAAAACAGCACCTACACCATCTGGCGGTGGTGCTCAAGATTCTGCGCCTGGAGTTTGGACATTAGATCAAGCTGGTCCTTATATTGCTACACAGACATGGCCCGGCACAGGCACACCCGACCCACAGTTTCAGTATGTCACTG